CGCATTGGGTTGGTTTCAGCCAAAGACGCCAGTAGTGAGGCAAGTCCTTCCTCGTCACCCCATGATGAAGTTTCAGTCCCATGTAGGAATGTGATTGCTTTTCCACGGCCTAGCGTCCCCTTACTGCGTGTACCCGCCACCTGATAAAACAATCGACTGCGGTTCTTCAGACTCATCTGTGTGCGGTTATGTGCAATCACAGGTATCTTGTACTCTTTCGGTAAGCCTTCCATGTACATCGCAAGGGTAGAACGAAACATATCCCGATTCTCTTCAGTATCGGTTGTGAGCGTGCCCTGAAGACCAGGGTTAATAAAGTGCCAGTACAGATCAAGTGCAAGGCTAATGGTTGTAATCCCTAACTGGCGGCCTTTGAGAATCGTAAAGAAGTGAACATCCTCTTCAAGTCCTTTGGCAATCTCACTCATCACATACTTCTGGGTGCCAAGCAAGTTATCCATCTTGCGTAAGCCCTGCTCTTTGGTTTCAATCTTGAGCTGCTTACAGAAGTTGTAGAATTGTTGCAGATTAAATGCGGCCATCATTTTCCCAGTTTGCAATGTTTGCGCGTACACGCTTATCTTTTGCACACGCAATCAACTCTTTGTACATATTCTCAGAGTATTTCTCTTTCCACTCTCGTGCGAGCTTAATCTTTTGCTTCTTGGTTCGGCAAGCTAAAGCACGCTGCATCTGCACCATGAGGTCTACACGGCTTTTGTACAGTTCCTTAGTGCACTGGGTTGCCATACTTCAAGATCTGCGCCTGTAGCGCCTGTATCTGCGTCTGAGCCACCAGCAATAACCGATTGCTCTCAGTGTGCACACGCATTAACTCACCAAACATCTCAGTCTTGTTCATCGACCACACACGATCAAGGTACTGTTTCCTCGCAGCCTCTTCAGCCGTCTGGATCAACTCCTCAATCACCTCTGCACCGTTCACATTAATACTCATCTAATTCACCTCCAAAGTAAACAAACAACTTCTTAGCCGCCTCATACACCTCTGCGTCTTCATCATTGTCTTCATCCTCTAATAGGTCTAATACCTTCTCCAGATGAACCAACATCAACTTGTCTAGCAAGTCATTTACACGATCCTCCATACCCGTACCCCCCCGTCTTCAGTCCTGGCTACAAACTTCTTACCGTACCGCTTGGCAGCCCTCAGATTCGAGTTACACACCTGCTGTAACGGCATATCCTCAAGAAAGAAACTATCACCAACCTCCATCGACTCATACGGATATAACGTCCGTGTTCGCCTAGTCGGCACTGGTATATCTTTATCTACTTGTATCATCTACTACACCCCCTAACTCAATGTGCAAATAATAACAGATGTTGCGGAAAAGGCTATTTTTCTTTGGGGGGGGAAAGGAATGGTGCACCCTCCAGCCGCCCCTCCAGCCCATCGCCGGCCACGCTGCGACGAGATGCCTGGCTGTCGCGTATAGAGTATTCGCGTCTAGCGATTACGCTCTAGTCCCATGTCCATGTAGAGTGCGGCTATGGCGTCAGGGTATTAATGTATCCGGATAGTTATATATGCCAGTCCCATAGTCCCCATCGTGTAGAGGGTAGAGGGTGGCATACCCTCCAACTATTGCCCTTTGCTGCGCTCGGGTCGCCAGTTGATGTATATAGATAACTAAGTTACTATGTCCCTTAGTAATTATAATAATTAAAGATAAGTATCTATATATACAACGCTACTAAGTATTACTTATTAGGGTAAGTCCCTATAAAATATATTGCACTAATACTTGCATGCATCAATTAATCATGTATAATTCTATACATGAGTTAACGACTCATATCACTTAATCAGATAACTTATCAGGAGCTAGGCCATGACTAAATTAACACTCAACAAGTCGCAAATGAAAGCAATCGCAATCGATTTGCAACACTATCACCGTGGTAACTTAGAATCAGCTGCGCGTGGTTTAAGCGCTTTGTATCGCTCGGCATTGAAGACAAGCCAGCAAGAGGAAATCCTAAAGCTTGCTATCGCTTACGGCCTTGTGTCTAACTCTGGCTGGTACGCCTAAACAATCACCGCGACCAGGCGCGTTATCCTGGCTTATTGCATATATCAGGAAATCACATTAGGGGAAATACAATGCAATCACTACTATCAATCTCAAGCGATGCAAAGACAGTAAAGGGTCTAGAGTACGGTTTTCTAACCGGCATACTCTACTTATCACCAGCCGATAAATCTGGCCACAATGTTTGTTCTATGGCCAAGAAAGCACAATGTAAAGAACCTTGTTTAGATGAGGCCGGCCGTGGTGCATTCGACAGCGTACAGCTGGCACGACTAGCTAAAACAAATTGGTTCTTTTATAGCCGTGAAACATTCATGGCCGAATTGATCGACAGTATTTTTGCTTTAGTACGTAAGGCCATGCGAGAGGGTTTGACACCACTAGTAAGGTTAAACGGTACTTCTGACATCCTTTGGGAAAAGATAGCAGTTACATATAAGGGTGTGACGTACACCAATATTATGGCCTTATTTCCTGATGTTCAATTCTATGACTACACCAAGATAGTTGGCCGCACTGTGCCAACTAACTATGACCTTACTTTCAGTTATAGCGGTGCTCTAGAATTTCAGAAATATGTCGATCAAGCAATAGCCGCAAAAATGCGTGTCGCTGTGGTGTTTAGAACCGTGGCCGATATCCCTAAAACCTTTCTAGGTCTCAAGGTTATAGCGGGCGATAACAGCGATATTCGACACATTGAACCAAAAAATAGAATAGTGGCTTTGTATGCTAAAGGGCCAGCCAGATACGATACAGGCCCTTTCGTTGTAGACACCATTAAACGTGTAATTCAGATCAAGCTTGCAGCATAACTAGGGGATATGACATGACAAACAAACAATTACTAACAGACGCTATTGCCCTGGCCTTAATGGCCGTGGCTTTTATCTTATTTCTTTTCGTTTAGGGGTAATGACATGACATGGTTAACATTGACCGATAGAGCAATTGAACAGATTTTAGATGTTTTAGAATTTAACGTAGTTGATTTTAAAAACCATAGCCACGGCCATTGGATAACAGAGATTGAGCAATGCGCCAACGATACCCCATTAGAAGATGACATTGTTTTTGAAATCCCCGCACGTTTTACATTTGATCGTCGCGCTAATCCTATTAAATTATTGCGTAATTGTTTTACTGAGCAAACCGAATAGAAAACCATTCTAGAATCGATTTAAAGGGCTGTTATAGCCCTTTTTTATCGTCATAAGTACTTGGGTATTACTTTTTAAACAAACGCCTACAAAGGGCTATTTTAAGGATTTATAGAAAAAGAATATTTATGACTATATTTTTTTGTTTTACGCCGTCTTGGCACTCATTGGCTTTGCTGGGTTATGTATTCGATGGTATGGGCGCACACATATAGATGAAAAATCTCTCGCGCGCGCCTTGCAAGGTGAGGCGTATGCCGATGACTTGGGGATTGAGGCCGCCGTTGAACCTCGCCCACGGTTTGGATTGCTTGATCCAGACTGGAAATATGTCAAAAGTGAACAAACCGATGTTCGGAAAACTTGGGATAAGTTCCGGCCCCTTGACCCGAAATAAAAACCCGTGTTATAAATGGTTTCGCCGTGGAAAGCGAGTAGGTTGGGTCTGTAGCGTGTAGTAGATGCCCTTGACGGGTGTTTTGTAAACTTACCAAATGACACAGACCCATTTGTTAAGTTTTTCCACAACAGAACACCTCTCAAGGGTTTTTTGCGTTTGCAATTCGGGGAAAGAGAAAACACTAGTTTTCTACATTAGATGGCTAATGTTTTCTTTTTCTTCTCTTTTTGGTCTTTCCTGAATCGACAGGGTATCTTCTCAATGTGTGGGGGGGTAGGGGGGGTTTGTAGTTTCTCTCTTGTTTTTCTTTTAGTGATAGTTAACCTTATATGAAGATAGGCGCTTTAAGTAAATATTGTCAGAGAGTATTAGGTAGGGGTTCAGTCTTGAACACCAGCATTTATACGTTATGTTGTGAGGCGTTGGAAGTAGAAGGTTTTCCTAAACCACCGTTTATATCAGATAAAAAATGGGTGTTGCAGAATCACGAACAGATGGGCATTAAAAAGAAAACAGTTAAACAAAAAAAAGTTAGAAATGTAATTGGTGATAGTTTTTTAGAGTCTTATGCCTGGCGCAAGTTACGGATGGAAGCGTTAATAAAGTATGGCCGCAGGTGCCAATGTTGCGGCACTACACCGGAGTTCGGGGGCGTGATGAATGTGGACCACATTAAGCCCAGAAAGTTATTTCCCGACCTCGCGCTCCAGCTCGATAATTTACAAGTGTTATGTCACCAATGTAATCACGGGAAAGGTAATTGGGATCAAACAGATTGGCGAAAGTAGATAGGGCAGTACATGGGTATTTAATTTAACTTAGGGGATAGATATGAAACACAAACATTACGACATGATTGTCGCTTGGGCGGAAGGTAAACAAATTCAAGTTGAAGAAATGGATGGAACTTGGAGCGACATTCAAGGGCCAAGTTGGTCTGGGCATAACCATTACCGCATCAAGCCTGAGCCAAAGCCTGATGTTATTAGAAGTATTCTTATTGAGGCAACATTATTTCATAATGAACCATTTGTACAAGTTTTTAGGTCAAGGGGATGTGTTTCCCCCAACTTACGCCTTACGTTTGACGGTGAAACAGGCAAGCTCAAAACAGCGGAAGTTTTGCAGTAAAAGTTATCTCTAAACATACCGATATATAGTCAATTAGTTGAACTGTTGCTTAAAAACACCACTCTTGGCTATCGGCGTTAATTAAAGGTTATATGAATCCTTATTTGATAACTGAACCAACGTGTATATCGTTCTCTGGCGGTAGAACCTCGGCTTACATGTTGTATCAGGTCTTGCAAGCCCACGGGGGAAAGATGCCTGATGACGGTATCGTATGTTTTGCAAATACAGGAAAAGAGGAAGAAAACACCTTAAAGTTTGTCAATGATTGCTCGGTGAACTGGGGAGTAAAAATACATTGGATTGAGTACCAAGACCATGAGGACCCAGTACAACGATATAAAGAGGTGACGTATGAAACAGCCTCGCGCAATGGTGAACCTTTTGAGGCCATTATTCGTAAACGTAATTATTTGCCTAATCCGGTTACCAGGTTCTGTACTTCAGAGCTAAAGATTCGCACGATGGCTTGTTTTTTAAAACAATCAGGACTCTTTGACGATTGTTCTAAATCAGAGCTAGAAAACGCCTCTTGGATAGGGCTTCGTTACGATGAAGCGAGACGGGCAACTAAGATTGCAGATAAACGTAGGATTCCGCTTTA